TCCACCCCCTGTTCAACAACAACCGCCAATGGGTTAATTTAAGTAATTACTTAGATTTTTTAGTTGAACAGCAGCATAAAGTTTTGGAGCAATCTCAAGAGCATGTAGCTTTATATAAAGCTCAAGGTGCTATTGAACTATTAAAGCATCTTAAAGATTTAAGACAAAATGTATTGGGGAATAAGTAATGGCATTAGAAAATCAAATGGATATGTTTCAAAATAGCGATAGGGATATTGGGCTTTTACAAGAAGGCGGTGAAGTTGAACAGCAATCTGGAAATGTGGTTCCTACTGGTGGTACTACTGAAGGAGTAGCAGATAATGTTGATGCTAATTTAAGTTCTGGAGAAATGATTATTCCTGCTGAAGTAGTTCGATATCATGGTGTAGAAGAGTTTATGAAAATGCGTGACGAAGCTATGATGGGCTATAAAAAGATGGAAGCAATGGGTCAATTTGGTAATCCTGATGAAGCTCAAATTCCAAATGATTCTATGTTTAATCCCGGTGGAATGCCATTCTCTGTAATTGATTTAGAATATATAGATGAAGAGGAGGAAGAAGCACCAAAACAATATCAAGTGGGTGGTTATGTTCCCAGTACTTATTATTTACCTCAACAAGGAACTCAGCCAACTATTCCTACCAGTCAAAATATGACGTATAGTATTAATCCAACTACAGGACAACCACTAGCTACTCCAACTCAACCCGGAAGTAACGTAACTACTCAAGCACCACCGCCTCTTGCTCCTCAAATGGGTACGCCTGCTGTTATTTCTACTCCAACTTCTCAAACTACTACTACACTATCGGGTATATCTACAGGAGAAACTGGACAACAGGCTCCTGTTCCGGGTACATCTGCACCTGTTGGACCACCACCGGCTTTACCGGGATTTGGTGAAGCTACAGGAGGTGTAACAGATCAGTATTATTTTATAAATGAAGATGGAAATGTTATCACAATTCCTGTCCTTAATGGTAAGCAAATATATCCTGAACCTGAAGGTTATCGAAGGTTTGATCCTAATGCTGAAGAAAGACCCGACGTTGAAGGACGTAGGGAAGAAGATAGCCAAGAGGCAAGGGCAAAAAGACGTGCAGAGATACGGGCTGAGATAGCCAGAGAAAGAGAAGAGCGTGAAAGAGAGCAAGCAAGAATAGATAGAGAAGAAGGTGCCGGTGGCCCCGGTCCTAGTATTGGTGGGGATTGGAGTGATCCTGACGCCAATGTCTCTGAAGCTTATGGCGGCGATTTCGGCGCTACTGGGGGAGAAACTGGAACTGGAACTACTAGTGGTGCTGCTACTAGTGGTCAAGCTTTTAGTGGTCCTAGTCCTGCTTCTGGTCAGCCCGGAGGACCGGCTGGGGGAGTTAGTGGAACTGCTGCTGATGCTGCTGCTTCTGGTGCAGCCGCCGCCGCTGCTGCTTCAGCCGAAGCTGCTGCTGATGCAGCATCTTATGGTGGTGGAGCATATGGTGGTGGTAGCATAGGAGAAGCTGGTATGGGTATGGGTGTAGATGCTGGGCCATCAGCAGGTAGTGGTGATCCCGGTGGAGTAGGCACTGGCTCCGGTACGGGCGTAGGTGTTGGAGACGCATGGCAACGTGGTGGTTTAGTACAGCGTAATTTGCAAAAAGGCGGATTAATGCGCCCACCAACAAATCCTACTCCTAATCAAAGGATTCTCCCTATCGGTCCAGCAACTCCTACTCCTACTATTAGTACAGGAACATTAAATCCACGAAGGCAGAGGCGACAAGGTGGAACTGATCCTGTAGGTGATATTGCTTCAACAACGGAAGGTGTTCCAGATAATCCAGATTTAGAAACCGCATTTAGTCAAATAAGTGATTTAATGCAAGGTGGATTATTAGGTATAGCTTTTAATGCTTTTGGTCCTTTATTTTCGGGACAAACTTCACAACCTCCAGCACCTCCAGCATATACTGATCCAGCATATTCTGATCCAGAAGCTGCTTTTGATTTTGATATAACACCAAGCACAGAGGATACAGACTATTCTGGTATAGCTCCCCCCGGATCGGAAGCTGAAGCTAGTTTTGGTATAAGTACTGGTGAACAAGCCCCCGGAGATATACCCGGATTAGATTTTCAATCAGATACTGCATTTGGAGAGACTACATCAGATGAACCCGGAATGGAAGCTGCTCCAAGTTTTGGTATAAGTACTGGTGAACAAGCCCCCGGAGATATACCCGGATTGGAAGCAGATACAGATGTTGATACAACAGGTACTGGTGGTTACGGAACCCCCGACGTAGGTGAAGGACATACATTCTCTGGAGCCGAACTGGCAGGAATGGACATGGCGGCGGCTATTGGACAAGCACAAGCGGCTGCAGATGTTGATATAGGAATGGCTAGTGATATTGCTGCTATGGGTAAGGGTGAAATGTCAAGTGCAGAATCAGCAGCAGAGGCAGGTTTTGATTTCTCTGGGGCAGCTACTGCAGGCGCACCTAGTAGTCAGGGTTCTGAAGCAGACCACGGGCCTCCCGGTTCGGGAGATGGTGATCCAGACGGACCCGGAACGGTAATTTGTACAGAGTTATTAAGACAAGGTTTAATGTCTAAGGAATTATATCAAGCTGCCCATGAGTATGAACCCTTTTCTCAAACTTCATACGCTGGATATCATTACTGGGCTAAACCAGTAGTTAAATTAATGCATAAAAATAAAACTGTTACTAATTTTTTCAGGCCATTAGCTACTGCATGGTGTATAGAAATGGCACATCATATTAATCCAGATAAATGTACAAAGAGGTCTTTCTTAGGAAAATGTATACGCAGTTTAGAACCAGTCCATTATCTGCTAGGTTTAATAGTAGAGAAGAAAGCTCTATCTACAGAAGGAGATAAGATACATGGCTGAACAAACACAAGCTCATCATATACTAGGAGCTATAACAAAAAAAGTTATACATGAATTACAAGTAGAGGCTCAAAAAAGATATGTAGAACTTCCTCCCGATGAACAGGATGTCATTAGAAGGTTTTCAGGAACTGAAGAAGCAAGAGTTTTACGTAAGCTTTTTCCAGAAATAGCTAGTGGATTAGCTAAGTTACGTTCACCTGAAGGACTACCTACACGCAGACGTGGATTGGCAACACGTTAAACATACGCCAATACGCTGGCTACTCATCCCCTGTATTTATACAGCCACGGTGGCCCCGGTAAAGGAGATATACAATGCCTGAATTAGCAGAAGTTCAAGAAATACCTAAGAAAACTTTTATGCAGAAACCCAACTCTAATCAAGATAAGATTGAAAGAGAGGAAGAGGAGTTAAAAGAATTACTTTCTGAACAAACAGATTCAGAAGAAGAGGAAAAAAATAAAGAAGAGGAAACTCCTAAGTCTGCTGAAGAGAAAACATTTAAAAAGAGATACGGTGATCTACGTAGGCATACTCAAAAACAAACAGATGAACTACATGTTAAAATAAAACAGCTAGAGGCGCAGCTAGATTCTGCTACAAAAAAACAGATAAAGCTACCTAAATCAGAACAAGAGATAGAAAAATGGGCGCAGCAATATCCAGATGTAGCAGGTATTATTGAAACAATAGCAATAAAGAAAGCTAGAGAACAAGCAGAAGGGTTGGAAAATCGCATTAGAGAAATAGATGAGATGCAAGAAGGGGTGGAACGAGATAAAGCAGAAACAGAATTAATGCAATTTCATCCTGATTTTGATGACATTCGTAATGATGATGCGTTTCACGAATGGGCGGAAGAACAACCTAAGTGGATTCAAGAGGCTTTATATGAAAATGATGTAGATGCTTTAGCTGCAGCCAGAGCAATTGATTTATATAAATCTGATAAGGATATTAAAACTTCTAAAAAGAAAAGTAATAAGGACGCTGCTTTTGCTGTATCTGAAAAGACTGAACGAAGCCGTCCTCAATCTGATGAAACAGTAGATTATCTTAGAGAGTCTAGTGTACAAGAAATGTCATCTGATGAATATGAAAAATATCAAGATGACATTATGGAAGCTATACGTACAGATAAATTTATTTATGATATTTCAGGATCAGCAAGATAATCCTTGACAAACGTGAATAAATTAATATAACTACGTATATAATTATATGACCTCCTATTAATGTAGGACCACTCATACGTTAAACTAAATTATGCAACTACTATTATCTTAATGACTTACCTATTTACTTTAGGCCCATTGTTAATATGTTAGGCCAAATATATTAATTAATGCACCCTAAAAGAATAGCCTCTGTTAGACAATTGTAAGTTAGCGTCTGTTAAATACGAGAAAAAGGAGAGATAAAATGGCTTTTACTCGTGCAGCGGGGTATAATAGTTTACCTAATGGTAATTTTAGCCCTGTAATTTATTCCAAACAGACACAGCTTGCTTTTCGTAAGTCGTCTGTTGCGGAGGACATCACCAATAATGATTACTTTGGTGAAATCGCTAATTTTGGCGATACTGTCCGCATTATCAAAGAGCCTGAAATTACGGTCAAAGAGTATGCCCGTGGTTTGCAGGTTACTCCACAAGACCTCGATGATGAAGATTTTAGTCTTGTCGTAGACAAGGCAAATTACTTTGCTTTCAAGGTAGATGACATTGAAGAAGCGCATTCTCATGTGAATTTTCAGTCGATGGCATCTGATCGTGCAGGTTATCGCCTAAAAGATCAGTATGACCAAGAAGTTCTAGGCTATCTTTCGGGGTTTGCTCAAGCTTCAATCAGTGCTGTAGCCAGTACCGCTAATACTACGGTATCTGGAAGCAAGGCTGTTTCGACTGCTGGTTCCAATGAGTTGCTATCTGCAATGCAGTTGAAGAAGGGTGATTTCGGTAGTATCACTACGACTTCGGCGGGTACGCATTCAATTCCGCTTGCCCCTCGTCTTCCGGGTGCTAGTGCCCTTCCAACTGCTACAGCATCTCCAAATATGGTTGTGGCTAGAATGGGCCGTTTGTTGGACACGCAGTTTGTGGACAAAGATGGTCGTTGGCTTGTTGTATCGCCTCATTTCATGGAAGTTCTAATGGATGAAGACTCACGTTTTCTAAATTCAGACTTTGGTGAATCCGGTGCGCTTAGGAATGGGCTGGTTCTAAACAATTATTATGGCTTTAAGGTGTATGTTTCCAACAATCTACCTGCTGTAGGTACTGGTCCCGGTACAAGTGGTACTGCTAACCAGAACTCTAACTATGGTATTATTGTTGCGGGTCATGCGTCCGCTATTGCCACTGCAAGCCAGATCACGAAAACGGAATCTTATCGTGATCCAGATAGCTTTGCTGATATAGTACGTGGTATGCACCTCTATGGTCGGAAAATTCTTCGGCCAGAAGCGGTTGTCAATGCCAAGTATAACGTAGCATAAGGAGGGGACGTTATGGCGACTTATGACTTAACAGCTAAAAGTACTACTGGCGTTTCCGCCGATTCTCTTGCTGCTGTACCATCTGCACGAAATGTAATGCATTTGGTAGAGGGCGTAGTGGATATTGATGCGCTCGTTGCTGCAGGCACATTTACTGCAGTTACGGATGGTGATATTTTCCAAGTTCTGGAAATACCTGCTCATCATCTTTCAATTGCTGCTGGTGCAGAAGTGATTAAAGCATTTAATGGCACTTCTCCAACTGTGGATATTGATATTGCTGCTGGCGATGATCTGTTTGACGGTATTGATGTATCTTCAACAGGTTTCTTAGCTTCTGCTTCTGACGATAGTGGCAATAAGCTAGGTTTCAGTGATGCCACTTCGACATCACAGGCCCCAGATATTTCAGTTTTTCTTACTGCTGCAGACACTATTGATGTAAAAGTTAATGCATCTTCTAGTGATGTAACACAAGGTAAACTTCGTATTTGGTTGGTCTGTTGTGATGTTACTGGCGTTGCAGACCATGTTGCTACAGTTGATCGTGATCAGCTTGATTAGTAGTTAAAGTACAGTGAGGGGGGCAATAAAAGTCCCTCTCACTAACTTTATAGAAAAGAGAATAGATGGCAAATTCATTTTTAACATACACCAATGATGCATTGGCTAAACTTAATGAAGTACAACTTACTTCAACAGACTTTGGTGATGCTCGTGGTATCCAAATACAGGTAAAGAATGCGGTCAATCAAGCTATTCGTTATATTAATCAACGAGAATTTGGTTGGCCTTTTAATGCTGCTGAAGCTAGTAAAACACTTACAGCAGGAGTAGTTAAATATGCTTTGCCTTCTAATACAAAGTATGTAGATTATGATACATTTAGAATTAGAAAGAGTGAGACTTTTGGTAATGCTGCCCGTCATCTTGCATTCTTAGACTATAAAGAATATTTAGATTTACACATTAAACAAGAAGATGACACAGTTACTACGACATTAAGTAGTGGTATTGATGATGATGACACGACAATTCCTGTATCTAGTACTTCATCTTTTGATTCTACAGGAACTATAATAATTAATTCTGAGAACATTACATATACAGGAACAAGTTCTACTACATTTACTGGAGCTACAAGAGGCGCAGAAAGTACGACTGCTGCCAGCCATTCAAGTGGAGATACTGTAGCTCAAATTGATGCAGGAGGAATACCTACGCACGTATTTCGGCATCCAGATAATAAGTATGGTCTATGGCCTTTTCCCAATAGGGCATACACATTATCTTTTGATTACTATACACATCCTAGTGCAGACCTTTCTGACCATGACGATACTACTTCAATTCCAGATAGATTTGGTTACATTATTACAGATGGTGCTATTGCATATGCCTATTTATATCGTAGTGAAGTACCTTTGTATGAACGTAGTTTTGCCTTATTTAACGAAGGTATAAAACATATGCAAACTTTATTGATTAACAGACATGATTATATGCGATCTACTTATATTCCCAGATCAATTAATTCTGTTTATGCCTCTTCGGCAACTTTTTAACATAGGAGAAGATTAATGACTCAAGTACCGCAAGGAGATAATATGTTCTGGGATGTGCAGTCGGCTGTAACTGTTGCCTCAACTGCAGCGGGAACAAATGTTTCAAGTTATAGTTTAGTAACAATGCATCTTAATGGTGAAATTTATATGAATTTTGGTGCTTCTAGTACCGCTGCTATTAGTACTGCTAATGATGTTAAACTAGCTGCTGGTTTACATTCACTTACTGTACCTAAACAAGCTGGTGATTCACAATACCTGAATTATCAACGAGTAGGTGGAACTGATGTAACTATGCGCTTAGTATTATCATAAGGAGAAAACGTATGTCTCTATTACAAGGGCTTATAGATGAGAATGTCGATAGACATACTAGAGATTTAGTTACTCTAACTGCAACAGCTTCAATAACTTCGGCTGATCATGCAGGTAGAACACTCCTTATGGGTGAAGTTGGCGGCGATGCCGCTGCTACTTTTACACTTCCTGCTGCAACAGGCACAGGAAGTGTATTTAAATTTGTTGTATCTGTAGTAAACACTTCTAATTATCTTGTTAAGGTGGCAGATGCAACAGACACCATAGACGGTCAGATTATGATTACTGATGCAGACGGTACAGCAGCTACTTCATTTGTAACTGCTGCTGCTTCAGATACCATTACACTAAATGGTACGACTACTGGTGGGGGTGCGATTGGTGACTATGTTGAACTTATTGATATAGCATCTAATCAATATGCAGTAAGCGGTATGGTGACCTGTGCCGCAGGTTCTAATATCGCCACGATGTTTAGTGCTACTGTATCATAACTTAGCTAAAGAAAGGAATGAAAAATGGCTAGTT